CAAATCCCAAAAGTATCACCCTAAAGCGATACTTCAGCTTAGGCATCAACAGAGCTTGGTTAGCGACGTCTGAGCCTGGCTTTACGGAATAGTTATTTAAAGATGTAATAGCCATTAAATTTCTCCTGTGTTCTTGACACGTAGCGGAATGTAAATGAATTCTATGGCTTTGACTGGCTCTATGGCGATGTCAACCCATAGTTCATTTCTATCGATCCTACTAGGTGTATTGTTTGTTTCGTCGCAGACCACCGCAAAGTCATAGATAGCTCTTAGACCTACTAGTTCTAGAAGCAGACTTTCTACAGCACCTTTGACTTCGTCTCTAGTGATCCTATCGTTAGGTTCGAAGATATATGGACGAGCAAGTTTGTTTAGCTGACTACGTAGATAAACGATCAAACGTGCTACGTTGATGCGATCTAACGCAGAAGCATTTCTCGCACGAGTTTTTTGACCAAACGCTACTAGACCTGATCCTACAAAGAATGGGATCGGATTGACTTTAAGATCGTATAGTACATCTCTAGTTCCTTCGTTGACCGCCACTGTTTGGAATTCACCGGTAACCGAATCAATATAGCCTACTGATGTAGCGTTAGTGATCCCGCCTCGTCTCGTACCGGCCGGAGCAAACCAAGGATAGCTAACTTGGTCGCTCAGTGCGATAGTTCTCAGCATCATATGGCTAGCTGGCACCACAGCGTTGTTACCGCCGAGGTCTGTGGTAAATCCGTTTGGATAATACACAGCACAGTATTCGTCGTAGCTGACGATACCATCGTCGCCGTTATCAAATACTAGATTGGCATTAGTGCCCCAGTTGACTAGTGTAGTAGCATCAGATGCTAATCTCAATGGAGTATCGCCTATGACAAATGCTGTCAGTCCACGATCAATATTCAAATTGATCAAATTGCTCAAGCATTCTGGATATCCTGGAGCAGCGATAATGTTGAAATTTCTACGCTCCTCATCACGGATTTGAGAGCTAGTATCGATCACCGATTTCATCGCCGAGACAACTACTTTACGTTGTGCTTTACGGCCAAAGCTGCCTGAGCCGTCTTCGTTATTTGCTGACGCTGTAGTCCAACGATCAACTGAATAATTAGTCATAAATTGACCATTTACTACAGGATTACCTGCCGGGCTATTAGCAGCATCAAATCTCACATTTCGATCAGTGGTCGTGATATAGTTTCTTTGATAACGCTTAACGTTACCACCACTGCGTCTTAGATTCCAAAGTAGCATACCCCTAGGATATAGATCTGGATCCGGAGCATCAAAGTCTAGAAAGTTACTGTCTAGTAAAGATGAAATGGTGTCTGGTGATCCCGTGCCGTCCGGGGTTGAAGGATTCGCACTTTCGTCTCTCCAACGTGCATCTGCGAACAACACACCTTCTTCTGTGGTCTGGTCAGTTTTATCTACTAATACCCATTCTAGATTCAGTCCGTCATATTTGTAAATGGTCGGAAAATTTTCTAGATCTGCGGTGCTGATCCATAAGTCACCATTTTTCAATGCTGAGCCATCGCTCTGTGTCGTTGGCTCGCTGGCCGCGACAATCGGGCCCAGTGGATCGGTCTTGTCGCCGGCTGCAGCAGCGAAGAATGGGCTGGTTGCGGTTCTGTAGCCTACCCAGGTGTTTCCGTTATGCACCATGATATCTACTTCACCGAACGCTGGATTGTACCAAAGTTGATCGTCCTGGGCTCTAGAATCCGGAGCGGACGACGAGGCTTGGAAATCTTCAGTGATTAATGGTTTCCAATTTGTAGCTAAGAAATCTTCTGCGGCGCCGGAAACGATTCCCCCGGTAAGTGCATAAAAGTTTGCAGTTCCGGTGTTAGTGACAACGTTGAAACCCGTACCAAACAATGTGGCGATAGGTGCATTGGCTACGTCTGTCAGACGAAAATCCCCGCTGCTCTTATGATAGATGCTGACTTTCGATTCATCTGCATCGTAGGCAGCTTCTACATAGAGTAATCCAGCAGCATTGATAGCGGCAGCGATAGCATTACCGCTGGCCGCGGCAGTTGCTTGGCCCGTAAATGAAATTGTGGTTGCTGTGCTTAAAGACAGCGCACCTGTTGATTCTTTGATAGTGAAAGCATAGTTAGTAGAATTAACAATGTTCGACGTCGTGATTTCTGCAGATACAATTACTGTATTTCCTGTAGTAGTTCTGCGCCAAATTCTAAACTGAGCATCGCCTAATTCTTGATCTCGTTGATTAGTGTCATCGTCTGGTGCTGCATAACTGAAATTTTCAGTAGCGTTATATTGCACGAACAGTGAATCTACAGCAATGTTACTGCCTAACCCCGATCTATCTAGATAATAGAGCGCGGCGTGGGTCGAAGAATAAAGCGGGGAACTGTAGGCAGTCCATACTTGAGTAGCCGAATTGTATTTGCTGATGATCCAATCAGAACCGTTGTTTGGTTGGGTGGTCTTGACCCACACTGAACCTGTAGGATAACCTTGTACTGTGGTAGTGTTATCTGTTCTCTTATACGAAGGTACTTGTGTGTGAGGAGCCTGGGTGAGTTTTGGTTGTAGATATGTTCCTACAGTAACTCCGATGTCTGTTAGCACTGTACCGGATCCTGCAGCGATAACGATAGCCCCGCTAAGTGTAGAGTCACTGTTATCCGATGTGCTACCATCTGAATAGATAAAGAGTCTATCGTTGACGGTTTTAGCACTGATACCTTGGTTGGAAAGATTATTAATATCGCTTACTAAATTAGTAATTCTAGCAGGTATCGTAGCCCCGGAAACGGTGATAGTATTTCCGTTAATCGAAAAACTATGTCCAGCGGTTAGAGAAGAAATGGCTGTCGAACCGCTTACTGTAGGATGACTGGCGCACCATTCTGGACTGCCAACTAATACCCATTGTCCTGCGCTAACCGGAGAGTTATTAGCGATAGTTCCGCCTGATGATTTGTAATAAATTTTAGCGGTTTCGTTGGCCGAAGTTCCTGTTAAAAACACCACAGCATAATCACCTATGCTGCCTACGGAATCTCTAGGAGCGGTTCCGCTTACTCTAGTAGAATCGTCGTTGGTTAGTACCAAGGGAACTTTTGAAGAAAATTTCTGACCGCCCGCTACTGTGGCTGCAGCGCCGTTCCATTCCTGGATTCCCCAGGCTGTGGCTCCGGTATTGACCCACCATTGGCCGTCATCCGGTCTACCGGATGGTTCAGTAGCAACGCCTTCAAGTTCGTCTAGATCAACATCTGCTCTTACTACAAATGCATTGTTGCTGACTCCTAGGAAACTATAAGCTGCTAAAAGCCCATATTCGTTCCTTTCGCCACCGTGTACCGGACTTCCGCCTGCAGTCTGTTGGAAAAATGGTACTCCGAACAGATCGACAAGATCTTTTTGGCTGGTTAGCCTATACGCCACCCCAGCATTAGCCTTTGTGGTCGCTGCAGCGGTTCCAGTGCCAGCTGCATTAGTTTTGTTTTCTGCGGTAGCTACCACGATAAGAGGAGTCGTACCAGGTTCCGCTGGTGTGTAAAAACTCTCGTCGATTACCGTTACTTCTACGCCGGGTGATTGTAGTGCCATTCCCTGTTCTCCTGGTAATAGTGTTGTATATTATTTAGCGGCATTGGAAGATTTTGAGCTGTTACACTACCCCGAAAAGGGAAAAAAAAGGTGTAAATATTTCTATGAGACCATTATGCAAATGCGGACAACGACCTCGTGCTGTAAATTATAAGAAAGGTGATAAGACTTTTTATCGCAGTCTCTGTGAAATCTGTCTGGCTCACGGATTATATCATGGAATCCCTAGATGGTCGAGAGCAGGATATAAGATCAAAAATCAATGCGAAAAATGCGGACATCGTAGTCCTCATCAAGAGGTATTTAGGGTATTTCATATAGATGGTAATTTAGATAACTGTAGACCTGCTAATCTAAAAACAATCTGTTGTAATTGTAGTCAGATATTATCCAAAGAAGGGTACACATGGAGGCAGGGAGACCTCGTGGCCGATCACTGATGAAATTTTCGAGTACAACTGATCGATAGTGCCATTATTATCGATGATGAAGTCGAAATCTGTTCCGATCCAGGCAGTTTCTGATGCATGTATCTTCTGTATTTTAAGGTCTTGTATGGCCCAGTTATGACCGTTGTTGGCTTCTACAGCAATGTCGTACCATTCAGGTAATTCTCCGCGTTTTACCCAAAGTATTTTTCCGCCGGCGTTTTTAATGCTGGCGATTTCGTTAGGAAATCTGCAGTCTGAAATCACTATATTATCCTTGGAGTTACGAAGTTTATTTTCTAAACTAGCAATCCAGATATCATCGTGAAAGCCCTTGCGGCAGACCTCAGTGCCCCAATATTGCAGTACCCATCTCGGAGTCAGAGTAGGCATATCTAGTCTTTCTGCCCACCACGGATCTACCTGCTCACGCCATTCACGAGCAGCTTTGGTCCTGCCTTCTAGCATGGTCCTGTCCCATCCAAACACCGCGCTGACAGCGTCTTTCAGAGTATTAGCAAAACTTTCTCTACGAAACTCGTGGAAGTTTACCAAGTAATCAGCAACTGTGTCCTTGCCGCTGCCTATAAATCCGCAGATACCAACGATCATAACTGTCTCCTTTTAGACAATTATAATACGAAGGCACAGTTATGTCAAATCAATAATAGGGTTTTGGAGTTTTCGGTTTGCCCGTGTTCAGCCGATTGGCTAGTACACTGGCAGTATTGATAGATTTCGTTCTATCGGTCCTGCGGGCAGCTTGGACTTTGGTGCGGGCACGGGTGGTCTTCATCCTCTGCGCCTGTGCCACATCCATGGGCTGGTGGCATTTTGAAGGATGGCTGACCTGGCGACCTGCTCTAGGTCCTGTGGTACAACGGAACTTCAACTTAGGCTTTCCGCCTCGGGTTGTGTGCTTGCCTACACCCCAGACCATTTTAGCGGTTTCTGTGTAAAACTCTTCGTGGGATTCTGAGATGAATTCTTGTGCTCGCATCAGCCTATGATCCAGCTATAACCTTGGCCTCCAGAAACCAATGTGGCTAGTTCTGTGGTCAATCTATCGAGATCAGCCTGTCCCTCTGATTTCATAGCAGCACCGTTGAGAGCGGTACCACCTTGGGGACCCGCGATGCTGGCGAATTTCTCACGTGCCTGTCCTAGGATGATTTTGCAGTTGGCCAATGTATAGTCTTTGATCCATTGTCCAGCATAGACATCTTCTATGATATTAAAATCGGGCCTTGAGTTATAGCACCAAAGCAATACCTCTTCGTCACCCCTGGGTCTCTGCTGTATGATCAATCTGTGGCTCTGTGGATTCCATGTGAAATTGATGAAACTGCCAAACATCTTTCCTACCAGCTCTTGATACTGCGCGAACAACTCATAGGTAGCTAGTCCGCCCATGTTGGTGCTGCTTAAAAGATATGTGTTGGTGTAGGCTAAGTTGAATGGCTCGAACACCGTGCCCCCGCTACCACCGCCACTTCGCGATCCCACGCTGCGGCGGAAAATCTGCCTTACCTGCTGTATCTCTGTGGGTAAGATATAGTCATTTTGATTCTCTTTTAAAGTTAAAAATGCATAACTTTCTTCTACGGCATTATCTGAACGCTGGCGAAACACTCCTAGAGCACGGTCTAGAGCGGTCTGATAATGTATGGGATCTAGTTCTACATCAATCATGCCATCGCCTAGCATGGCTTTGCAGTAGTCGTAGACCGATTGTCTTGCTTGATCATTTGAGCTCATACTACTATTTATTGCCGCGGTAAATATAGTACTATGCCGCGACTTAGCCTTTACCGCCCAGAAAAGGGCAACGATTACAAATTCATTGATAAAACCGTCTGGGAAATGTTTCAAGTTGGGGGCACTGATGTGCTGGTACACAGATACATAGGGCCCGGATCTCCTTCTGCGACAGACAGATCTCCTTCAATCCCTGAATACGCTGAACAGAATCCCTTGAACATACAGGATCTTTTGTTCCTAGAAAACAGAGATAGGAAATATGATCCGGATGTCTACATACTGCGCGGAGTATACAACGTGCAGGACATAGATTTCAATCTCAGCCAGTTTGGACTTTTCCTTCAGAACGACACGATCTTTATCAGCTTCCATATCAATGATACCGTAGAAAAACTAGGTCGCAAGATTATCAGCGGTGATGTCATTGAGCTGCCGCATCTCAAAGATGAGTATGCGCTGAACGATCTCAAGTTCGCTCTAAAAAGATTTTATGTGGTAGAAGATGTGAACCGTGCCGCCGAGGGATTTGCCGCAGATTGGTATCCGCACCTGTATCGTGCCAAATGCAAACCATTGGTAGACAGCCAAGAGTTCAAAGACATACTAGATCAGATCGCGGACACTGATGCCTACCTAGGTGTGTGGAGCGCTATAATCACCTATGCGCCAGGAGACATCGTAGAATACGACGGTGTCAAATACGAAGTGCTGGCTGAAGTCACGGGCATAGCTCCTCCTGATACAACTTTCTACAAGGTCGCAGACACTCTGAGAGATGTCGTCAGCACCTACGAACGAGAGATGCAGATCACGGAGGCTATACTAGATCAAGCAGATGCTGACAGCCCCAAGAGCGGCTACGATACCACCAATCTGTTCGCTCTGAGATATGATCCAGATGTGTCAGCAGATACCAATGGCCTAGAAGGCTATCTCCTAGAAGATGGTATACCCAACAACGGCGAGGCATTTACCGCAGGAATATCATTCCCTGTGGCTCCCGTAGAAGGCCAGCATCATCTAAGGACGGATTATCTGCCCAAGAGATTGTTTAGATATAACGGATCAAGATGGGTCAAAGTAGAGGATGTCAAACGCATGACTATGAACAATCTAGGAGCCAGCGATGTTGACACTACTGACAGATTCGCAGGCAAGGATGCAAGAAAGACGCAGAAATCTTCTTTCATCAATAACACTAACTCCGCAACCATAGACAATCGCGTGGTGCAGGAAAAACAAGCGATCAGCAAAGCGCTTAAACCTAAGGCGGATTAACATGGATTTCTTTTATGATGGTCAGATAAGAAGATACGTGACTCAGTTCATGAGGATATTCATAGGTTTCAAATACCAAGCAGGTGATGGTACGCATACCTATGTGCCCGTGGCCTATGGTGATCTCAGCAGACAGGTCGCTGCTATCATCAAAGAAAACAGCGAAAACAAGATGCCATCTGTACCTAGGATAGCCTGCTACATTACTGGCCTGGAGATGGACACTTCACGATTGTCTG